CAGCAACAATGCAGTAATACTGCTGCCGATGTTGCTAACGGTTAGCGACGGGCGTGGTAATGTGCCGGTGCTGGAATAATCAAAACCCGTTGCCTCAATCGGCAGCCTTACATACGCTTGGCCATTCCACGTGATGTTACCAGTTACCGCTGCATTGACGCCATTATGGAAGTAATAAATTGTGCTGCTGCCATGCAACGTACTGTCAAGATGCAGTTGAAATAGCTCAATAATGGCATTAGGTGCCAGCACGCTGAGGTCTTCATAGACCGCGCTGATTGCTGTCCAGGTAACACCACCATCAACAACCGTGCCATCAATCAGCGTTGGCCATGCCGGCTGCGTAGCGCCTGATGTGCCAGCCGTCGTGCATTTAAACACCAGGCCAAAGTCCTGCACCGTACTGGCGCGAACAATGGCGCCAACCGCATAGCTAGTAGCACTGGCCCAGGCTGTGTATGCCATTAGGGTTCGTACACTTCCCGGAATTTGGCTTGGATATTGTTAAAATTAAACGCACGCAAAGTTACCTGCCACTCTTCACAGACATACTTGCCTGCATCGCCACGCGGTGGGGTCCAGTCAAAACTTTCAACTGCATTACGCGCTTCAAAAAAAGCAAGGATGTTATCGCGTTCAGTATCAGTGCGTTCTGAAAATACAAGCGTCCATTCCTTTGGATCAGTGTTCAATCCAAATGTTGCGCGCATTTCATAACCATCACCATACTGAATCTTGGAAACACGCGGCCTGCTAGCTTCCGTTGCTTCAAAGCTTGGTGTGTAGGTAAAGGTTGCCATCAGGCCAACAATCCTCCAGGGCGCTTTTGCTTGACCAGTTCAGCCTGCACACTAGCAGCAATTGCTCGTCCCAGTGCTGCGCTTTGACCTTTGTCACCCTGTACGCTCGAGCCAGACGCATCGACATTGACCGTCACCGACGTGCCACCACTGCCACCAGCAACGCCCAGCTTGCCATCAGCGCCACGCTTTAGCGGCATGATCGCCTCAGGGCCAGCCTCTCCCATCAACCCGATGCCCTTCGCAAACGGGAACATCATCGGCCGATCTACAATCCCACCATTCGCAAATGGCACGATGCCGTTCTGGGCGAAGACGTTGCCGTTGGCATTTTTTTTAAATAAACCACCAAGCAGACCACCACCTGTACCGGTGCCACTCATTGCACCAAATAACGCCATATTAATTGCCACATCAAGAATTTTATTTGCAATGTTGCCAAGTACACTGGAAGCAACTTCGCCCAAAGTTTTTGTGCCATCTATTGCACCTTGAATGGCGTCAACAACGCCGGACTTAATTGACATTCCAATATCAGAATACACTGCTTTTAATTGAGCTGCTTGTGTTTCTTGCTCTTTTAATGCTTGATTTTTTGCTACAATTTCTACAACATCACGTTTTTGCAATTCAGGAAATTTATTCATAATTTCTTCAATTAATTGTTTTGTTTTGTACTCACGCTCCGTGTTATTAAGCTTGGCTTGTAACAATTCATTTTCTTGGATCATTGGCCGAAGTACCGCCTCAGCTTGCTTGGCTACTTCAACTTGATTTTTAATGAGTTGCTGTTGTGTATCACGTTGCGCAAAGGCCTTATCTAGCTGTAATGATGCAATCTTGCCTTGCCTCTCAAGCGGCTTAAGTTTATCAAATTCTAGTTTTGCAAGACTTGCATTAATTTGTGCAAGTTTTTTTTCTCCTTCTAGCCTAATTGCTGTCAATCTGTCACCTTTTAAGTTAGCCTCAAATATCTTATTATCAATCCCGTAAATTTGTTTTTTAAGGCTATATTCAATTCCAAGGCTGCCCAGTGAATTTTTAAGCCGTAATGCTTCTTCGGCAGCTTTGTTTGCTTCGCGTTGTGCTGCATTTTCTGCCGCTTTGTTTGATTTAGGAGCGCGTTCGGGATTGGCAAATGTAGTAACACCAGATCGCCCTGGAAACATTAGTTTGCCGGTTGCAGTATCATAGATATTTCCGCTTTCATCAGAATACATTGTTGTCGATCCAGCCGCTGTCAGTCGTTGCTGTGGACTTCTTATGCCTTTCCCATAATCAGCAAGATTTTTTACAATCCCTCCGGCCGCGCCCAACCCTGGGACAATGCCATTGGCCAATGTTGATAGAAGTATGTTAAATGCAGGGCTACTAATAAATGCTGTGTTTTGCTTTGCCATTTCCTGCAAAGCTTTTATCCATGTATTTGCCAATGTCGCAATTCCGGTTATTGCATCTTGAATTTGCGCACCAAGAGGCTTGAACAATTCACCAAAACTATATTTAATTTCATCAGTTGCAACCTGCATTCTTGCCCCTGCTTCTTCTGTTGATCCTGCCATTGCTAGAGCTGATGCTGCATATTTTTCGTTTAATGCAATGGCAAATTTCATTAAATCATTCAAGCCGACAGCACCCTCTTGTAAATCTTTTGAAAGCTGTGGCAATGTTCTGCCAGTTGCTTGTGCGAAAAGAGTTACAGCGCCAGGGAGTCGTTCGCCCAACTGACCAGACAATTCTTCAGCACTAACCTTGCCTTTTGAAAATGTTTGGCTCATCGCCAAAATAGCGCCTTGTATATCTTGCGCGCTGCCGCCAGTTGCCTTGATTGCGCTTGCTACTCCATTGAACACGATTTGAGCATCTGAAATTCTGCCCCCTGCTCCCCTGACAGATGCTGCTAATCTTGTAAATGATTGTGTTGAATCAAGCACTGGTATATTTAAAGCCTTTGCGCTTGTTGTGATTACAGATTGTGCATTGGCATATTCGGATGATGTGCCCGCAACTGATTTCAGCGCAATGTTTAATTTATCAATCTGTGCCGCATATTCAGCAGTAGCGCCAATTGCTTGTCGCGTAATTCCAACTTGTGCGCCAATCGCACCACCAGCTAATGCGCCGCCTGGGCCACCAAATGCACCGATGCCTGCGCCAATCAAACCTTCAGGACCGCCAAACACACCTGACGCTGCAACGGCTCCAGCCGTTTGGCCAAGTTGTTGAAGATTGGCTCGTCTTTTTCCTCTGTTTGCTAATCGCCTATTGAAATCTGCTACCGCACGATCACTTCCTTGTTGTTGAATGCGAAGTTCTTCACGCGCTTTTTTATCAGCAGCAGCAATTTCTAATGCATTATATTTTTCAGCATTCAATAACCGCTCCATTCGTGCGCGGCGTGACAGTTCCGTCAATTGTTCTTCGGCTTGAACCGCTTGCGTCAATCCTTTGTTGACAGCAACATAATCAATTGCCTGAGGACCAAAGGGTTGCTGGGTTAGCGTGGTGTCCCTAATGGTTCGAGTTTGCCCTGCAACAGTTGTTTTGCCAAAGCTTGCCCCCGCACCTGACAGGTCAAACTGACGCCTTGTGGCCACTGCTGCTGCGTTGGCTGATGATGCAATCTTGTTGAAGCCTGATGCAACTTGAGCTTGCTTGCCTTGCAGTGTCCCTAATTCAATGTCAAGCTGTTTGATCTCAGATGTCAGTTCATTAAATGTCGTGCTACCAATTTCCGCCGACTGCCGCAGTGCATCAAGACCGGCGCGATAATTCTTAAGATTGTTGACCGAACGAACTGATTCAGAACCAAGCTCTTTGAACAGCGACCTTAGCTTGTCGAGGTCGTTGCTAGCTGCCTTGGATTCAGTTGCAAAATTCCTGACGGCCGAACGAGCGCGATTTAATCCTTCCAGGTTTTCGACCTGTGCTCTGATGCGGAGGATTGTCGCTTCGTTTGCCATTACTTCGCGTTCAACTGGCTTAGGGCTGAGGCTTCCATGATCTGGATGCCCTCGAACATGGTTGACACGTCCTCAACCGAGTATAGACCGCACAGCCATTGGAGCGGCTCGTAACGCAAGCCGACATAGCCACCCATGGTGACGTTCCATTGGGTCTGGAGGCGCATGAACATCATGACAATGTCCCAGTTGTCGTCCCATACCTCGAAATTGTCCGACCGCTCTGTTTTCAGAACAGCCGGATCAAGTCCAAGGACAGCCGCATCGTCACCGGATTCGTCGCGTTCACCGCCACCAGCCCAATGCAGTGCGGCCTCCTTCAGTTTTTTACCTGTGCTCCGTCCAGCGATTCAAGGTAAGCCTTGATCACACCACGGCAGAAATAGGGATCGTCAAGAAAGCTGAGGCGGTTTGCAGCCGTGAATGGAACTGCCGTGCCATCTTCATCGACGATCTCATCCCATCCCTCGAGCACCGCTTCAAGCAGCTCGACGTCACCTTTGTCCGCCAATTTGGTGAACTCAGATCGACCAAGCCGCTTGAAGGTCACATTGAAAAGTTGCTTTTCAAATTTGCCGCCGTCAGAGGGAACCTCGACGGTTACAGGCCAGCCGTAGCTTGCAACTTTTTTGCGAATGAATGCCATGAGGGGTGGTATCAGGTGAAGGCCAAGGAGAATTCGTTGTTGCCTGCAGTGGTTGGGATGGCCACATACGGAACGGACAACATCATAATTGAATCCTGATCTTGGTAGGTAGGATTCAATACATCAACTTGTGATGCGGTGAAAGTGACCCGGTTGCCGGCAGTAGTGCCATGCAGGAAGGTCAGGTTACCAGTTGACGATCCAAGGGCTGTGGTGAAAAAGTCCTTGGTTGCAATGGTCGGCGCTTCGATCATCACCGTACCAGCAGGCTTCCGATCGGTGATCAAGGTTTCCTTGGTGCCACCAACCAGCTCGCGGTAAACCAAGTCATTGGCAAGGTTGAAATCAACCGATTGCAAGACACCGCTGTAGGAGAAGAAGGAGAAGCTGCTGGTGTTACCTTCGCGGAAGATCAACGGTGTGGCCTGCGCCGAATAGGTCACAGCAGGTTGGGCTGTGTCGGTCGGAGCGTTGTAGACGCCAGTGAGGTTGAATGCCAGCGTTGGGATGGCACCAACGGCACAGCTCATGGTCAGTGAGCCACGGCAACCGGTCAGCTTGTGCAGCACGCCATCCACGTTGAAGTAGATCGTGGCGGAGCTGAAGCTGGCCGACACTGGCGCGTAGGTCACGCTGGTGCTTGAAACGATCGTGGCAGACAAGCCGCATGCCTTCAGAATGGCATCAAACTTAGGGGCAGTACCAGCGGTGCCTGAACCGGCTAGTTCAACCTCAAAGGTGATGCCAACGCTGGTCAGACCGATCAATTGATCAAAGTTGCCCAGATAAGGACGGATCAGGTCACGGCTGACAACATCACCTGAAAGAGGGGTGATATCAAGGTTGCGCACCAGCAGGGCGTCGGTGCCAGCCGGTGTGGAGTCGGTGCCGTAGGTGGCTTCAGTCTTGACCAGGATCAGACGCTTGCGGCTCAGAAGTGCCATTGCTCAATTCCTCAGGGGTGTTGTCGGAGGGTTGGGCCGGCTCTGTCCGCTCAATGAGCTTCCGAATGCCGGTTTTGGGGTTGAGTAGATAGGTTCCACCCTGACCCCAGTATTCATCCACCATGTTAGCCATAAGTCAGGACGCCAAATTGGTGGAGGACGTTCGGTAAATCACTAGGTAGTCACACATGATGACGCCAGCGGGTTGATCGGCCTCCACAAGGTTAAAG